ACCAGAATTAACAAGCCAGTCGCCCGCATTAGAAAAGAAACTTTTAATCTTATCTGGAACGCTCTTCACAAAATCAACTGCTGCATTTAGGCCATCTGTAACCCCACGGAGAAATCCGTCGGCGGCCTCTGATGCTTTTGCCGCCATGTCGACTGCCCAAAGAGCAATATTTACCAAAAGCGTTGCAAGGGCAGTTTGAACTTGTTCTGGAATCGTCGATACAAATAAGACGAACTGAGCAAATGCGCTTGGTAGGTCAACAGTAAAGAAGTTGACAACGTTCTGAACAAATTCAGAGCCAATCTGAACCGCCAGCTGAGCAAGTTGAGCGCCTAGTCCAAACAGAAATACAACTGCAAAAGTAAGCGCGTAAAGAACCATTGATGGTAGTTCTTGGATGAATTGTCCTACCGCTGCGGGAATCCCTTGAACAAATTGGACGAATTGAGTGAAAGCTGTTGGCAATGTTGTTGTAAAGAAACCAACTATGGAATCTATTGCACCACTAATAGCCGAGCAAATAGAGTCCCAAATACCAATTACAGCATTTCTAAAATCTTCATTAGTATTCCAGAGCCATGTAAAAACAGCCCCGAGAGCAACTACCGCAACTGCAATCCAGCCAATAACAGGGATAGATCCTACGAGAGCTAGAAGGCTTGTTCCCACGCCACTAATGGCCGTTGAAATCGTTCCGAAGACACTCGCAAGTGCCCCACCCTCACCAACAAGCTCACCAAAAACAGAAAGCGTTGATAGGACGCCTTCTCCACCCTTGATAGCATCAAAGGCCAAAGAAGCGGCACTTTTTAGAAGTCCAAAGTCATCTGCTATTGAACGTACGGCTTTGATTGTTTCGTAAGCAATCAGGGCGGTTGCTACGGCAACAATGACGGGCGCGACAACCGTGAGGTTGTCTCTCAAACCTTGGACTGCGTCACGAGCAAGCTCTATGGCAGATTTAACGCCATCGACGGCAGATTTAAGCAAATCTGCTGCGCTGCGGGATGTATCCTCTGAGCTATCTAAACCAGTAAACGTTGTTATGAGGTCGCCAATAAGCCCGATAGTACTGTCAAATACGTCTTTTAGCGCATTTAAAGCATCGCCAAATGATGTGATTGCTCCGTTATTTTGAAGCTGATCCATGAAAGAACCAACAGTGGAAATAACGGGGTCAAGATACGTGATAACTGTATCGGCTATACCAGAAAAGCTGCTAGAGAAATCATTGATTGCACCTGCAATATTAGCTTGGCCAATATGATCAATAATCTTAGCAACAGCCTTATTAATGCGGTTTTGAACATTGGTCCATGCGGTGCCAATTGACTCCGTTGAGATACGTGCCTGCTCAGCAAATGAAGCATAGCCAGGAAGACCTTCATTATTGAGGCTTACAATTGCATTGTTGAATTGGTCAAATGTAATTGCGCCGCTTTGCATAGCCTTATACAGGTCTGCTTGGTTTGCATTAGCACCGAGTAGAGCTTTAGCAATCTGATTCAGCTGGCCTGGCATCGCTTGCGCAAGAATCTTCCATGACTGCATGTCGACTCTGCCTGTCGAGAGCATTTGGGAATACTGCTCAAAAGCAGAATTCATTATCTCTTGGCTCTTACCGCCAGCCAAAAGTGCGTTATTAAATGCCAGGGCAACATCTGTTGCTGTGGCAAGTGAACCAGACACAGGTGCAATCTTCTGCACTGAGCCAACAATGGCGTCAAGCGATGTTGGAAGACCGTCAATGCCAGACGAAAGCCGTTCAATAGTCGCACGCGCGTCGTCTGCAGAATAGCCAACAGACTGCATAATCTTAGGGAAGTTTGCAATCGTGTCGACGCGGTTGACCGCAGAGGCAATTGAGCCAGAAATCGCATCTAAGGCGCGGGATGTAACGCTCGACACAATTCCCATAATGGCGCCGGTCGCGCCGCCAAAGCCGCTTGCGTAGTTTTGAGCGGCCTGTCGTCCAGCGTTTGTGTGGACAGACACCGCCGATTTATATCCACTTCCCAGTGCTCGCTTTACATTAGCACCGAGATTATCAAATTTAGGAGTAAGAAGGACGGAACCTCTTACTACTGTTCCAGCCACTATTCACCTCCTAGCGTTCTCTAAAAAGAAGCTCCTCAACGCGGTCCTGTGAAACGTTAAGAAGCTTCTTCTTACTTTGTTCTTGTTTCAGTTCTGGACGCTTAACGGCGTCAGGCTTTCTGCCTTTACCTCCTGCTTGTTCGTATCGAAGATACGAAAGGTTATCAACCGCCAGTGCAAGCAAATAGTCGCTATTGGACCAGTCATTTCTGGGGTCAACATTGCACACTGTTCTTGAGCCATGAGGGAGGTTTATCATCAAATAAAACAGACGCTCAAACTCACAAGAGTCGATGAGCGTCTGTAGCTTTACTTGGTAATACTGCTGAAAGTCTGCTTCCAGCTTGCCCCTTTTTGTGTCATCACACAGAATTGGAGCAAGCGGAATTAGTTTTTTGCGTCAAGTTTTTCCAGAAGAGCGGACTCAATGCGCATGATTTCTTCAGCGTCGTCATATCCGAGTTTAGCAGTTACGACTTCCACAACATGATTGTCAACATTGCCGCTAAAGACAAAGTCGTAGAGAGCAAGTACAGGAGAAAGTGCTTCTGGGCTATTTTGCTCTGCGTCACTAACACGAGCCATGCGACGCATAAACTCACGAGACTTAGTACGACGCATATCAACGACATACTCTTCACCCTCGAATTCAATTATGCGCTCATATGGAGCATGCTTAGGCTTATCCTGTACAAAGTCAAGATAATCGTGCTCCAACTTTGCACGTGAATTTTCTTTCTCCGCTGCGAGCTCTCGAAGCTGCTCCGCTGACATGTTAGAAATATCCATATTGAATCCTCTCAAAACTTAATTAATGTACAACGCCAGGAGTCGCGCTCGCTTTTGTGGTGTCGTAGAAGACATCACGATAAGTATCACCATCAAAGACCTCGGCTGGCATACACTTAATGGTTGGGGTATAGCCAAGGAAGTCAGAGCTGTTCTGCTTTACGGTATCGCGCTCAAAAATGCGCCCAACAGGGATAAGAGAGCGCTTAACCGTTGTCTCATTAATGACCGCGTCAAAAATGTAGATGCGAGGTGCGGTAAAGCGTGGGTTGTGGCGAACGGTAATAGAACCGTCTGTCTCAACCTTGACGTTATCGTCTCCATAAATGACCTTCAAAATAGTCTCAGCAGACTCAAGGAATGTCACCTTTGCAGACTCTGAATACTTAGAGATTGAGGAACTAATGGCATTTCCTCCCCAGTCGTTCTTATCCTCTGAAGAGAGATCAACAGAAAACTCAACGCCATCCTCAGAAATATATCCAAGTGACTTAATCTTGCCAGGATTTGCGGTCATCAGATCCTTGATGGTCTTCTTAACATCAAGAAGCGTCTTAATGTCAACGCTTGGGTCAACGACTGCGGCATATCCGCCAGGACGGCCCTTTGCTGCTCCAACGGAATTTGCATTGTAAATAGCATCAGCCATGATTACTCCTTACAGACGTGTAGTGATATACACATCTAATTGATATCGATATTTCTTTGAATCCGGGTCTGGGAAGTCGTAGATACTTTGAACTTCAACCTTGATGACCTTATCAAGCTCTTGCCAGCACTCAAGCAAAAGAAGTCTTATTGCCAAAGCAAGCTTATATGCGGAGGCATCCGTTGTACTCCAAGATTGCACTGCAAGATTAGCTATATCCCAGCCAATCGTAGAGCTTCCTCCGGTTCGCGTAACGGTAATAAACTCTTTTGGTTCACGGGCGGGAACTCGTGTTGAAGCAGGGACGTTAAGCTTTTCACTCATATACTTAGTAAGGTCTGAAAGAATGTCATAACTCATCCTCTACATCCTTTCTTAAGAATATTGAGCTTTGCGTTAGCACGCCCAGCCCATATGCCGTTCTCTGCTCCAGAGCAGTACACAAGGCCAGCTGCAGTGTACTCGCGATTAACCCATTTGGCGTCAAATCGAGCACCATGTTTGAGGTATTTTTCTGGCAGTAAAGAATTGCATTTTGCTGCACAAATCTGAGCCGCCTCGCGGCACATGTCAGCTACAGGATCGCTGTGAAGCACATCACGAATACCAGCCAAATCAGGTTTAAGTCCTGTGACGACAAAATCATTACCCATCGACAACCACCGCCTCAACTTCCCTATTCCAGTCAAGCGGCGTTAGGTTGTTAAGGTAGGGTTGCGGGTCACCAACAACCGCAAACCTCATGCCATCAAACTCAATAAAAGTTCCCCTTAGACTTCGCTTATAAGTCTTTGGAAAGTGAAAGACCATGTCTATACGGTCTCCGTTTGGGCGCGTCGCAGACAAATCAGATGTCGCAACTGGAGCTGGTAAGACATTGTCAACAAGCTCATAAGACTCTACTCCAGAGGTCTCATTGCCATGATCGTCTAAGACAGTAGTTACTCTAACCACTTCTACCCGAACGCCCCTAATTGCTGCCATCATTCACCTCGTGGTCTTGCTTAAACATTGGCTGAATTGAGCCAATTCTGATACCACTCAAGCCGAGTCGAGTGCGCTCAGAGCGCGTTACATACAAATCAGCTGTTGGATTTGCAAAAGTCAATGTCGACTCATAAGGGCCGGCATGCTGACTGTACTGAGAAGCACCCTCAAAACCAGCAGGAACATTCACAGCACGAGCAACAATCGCACAAGTAACGGCGCAAGCATTTTCATCAAATCGAAGATTCAAGCCTTCTGTGTAAGCCGTTTGATGATATGCAATGAAATTAGAGCGCAAGAGGGCTGAGGCATCTTGCAAAAGTACCTCAACCCTCTCTGGAGCACCAGACCCATAACGTTTCTCATAGTCGGCCTTTGTGGCAAAGCTTCTTGTCTCTGCCATATAAGCCTCCTATTAAGCGGCAGTACCGTTTGCAAGGCGGACAAACTGTGCCTTATCACGAGCAACAAAGCCGAACATAAAGGTGCACTTAAGAGCAAACATATCACGCTGGTAGAGGTTCATAGTAGTTCCGCCAGCGTTAATAGTTGCCTGGTCAGCCATAGAAATGGCGATGTCCTTAACAAGACCAAAGCGAGCACCAGTCCAATCGCCACCAACGCCAACAAGCTCTGGTGTCTTAGAGGTAACCTTTGCCTGATAAGCTGCACGAGAGAAGAGAGATGGAATAGCAAGAACAGAAGAGCCGCCATCCTTGCCCTCAACAGAAGGGTTGGTGATAAAGAGTGGACGCTGCTGACTATCCTTAGCCTTAAGAAGCAGGGTGCGTGCCTTTGGAGAAAGTACCCAACCGTTAAGGTCGCCGTTAGCGTTAGAGACCTTCTCAAGTGCGTCAACAAAGCCGTCATAAGGCTTAACAGAAAGGTCTACAGACTCAGCGTCTGCAAGGGTGTCAAAGCCAGTGCCAGGTGCAGTGCCATACATAATGGTAGAGTCAACCTTGCGACCAATGGCGCCTGGAAGACGATTCTGAAGCTCGGCAAAGATGGCCTCATAGTTATCCTTGAACTCGTTAGAGAAGAGCTCAATAACAGTGAGCTTATAAGGCTTCATTTCCTTTACGCCAAGAGAGGTGTTAGATACTTTAGCCTCTTCACCCTCAGCGGTAAAAGAAGCCTCTGGGTCACCCGTTACAACTGGGATAGTCATGCCACGGCCAGGAAGCTCAATTGGAGTTGCGAGCTGCATAATTGCAGACTGGTCTTGGACGTTTGCAAAGATCTCGTCGGAGAGGTCTTTTGGAAGTGTTGCAGAAGTTGTCAAAATACCGGTTGCCATACTTAAATCCTTTCAATTAGTTGAATGTTTCGGCCATGAATTGACCAAATTTTTGTGCTGGAGTCTCTCCAGCCTGTGTAGAAATGCCTGATTCTGGAATGATTGGAGCAGAAGGCTTTTTGGCGAACGCCGCTACGGCTTCTGCAAACGTCTTCATGCTCTCTTCATCTGCGCCTTGAATGAGGTCCTCTGGTACCCCTGTGTCTTTAGCGACTTGCTTGCGCATCTGCTGCAATTTAGCGTTCTCATCACGTGTCTGCAGTTCACCTTTAAGGTTGTCAACCTCAGCGAGTGCCTTTTTCAGCTCCTCGGAGCCACTCTTTTCGAGTTCGTCAAGCTTCAGAGCTTTGGCTTTCAAGTCATCATAATCAGAGAACTCAGAGCGTACTTTCTCGCGCTCTCTTTCCAGCCTGTCTTTCACGATCTTGTCGAGCTGCTCTTGAGTGGTTACAGGTTCCTTCAAATCCATTTCTTTCCTTTCAACAGGTTCCGTCCGCTCGGACGTTTACGAGTAGCATTACCCTTGCTACGAGGTAAGTACCGCTTTTCCGCAACGGTTGCGTATATGAAAAAAGCCACTTTTCAGTGGCTTAAATCAACGAAAATAGATACACTTACTAGTTAAAGGACGAGCCAACGGCTGGACTGAGTCGGGTTTGTTGGTGAATAAAATGCACTTACTCTTGTGGGTGCATTTTTTAATATGCTTTATCTGCCGTTATCTCAAATCGCATAGATTTTCCAGTGGCATAAATTAACGAAATTGGGTATAATTAATACAAAGAGCGAGCAGCCCGCGTACAACTGCGCGAATTTGCACTCGCTCTTTTATTTGTGCACATTTACCAATTTCCCTGTTTTTGTAAAACAAGCAATCGTATAATTCGCACCGAATTCATTCGTAACATCTTGTATTGCTTTGATAAGATCTGCGTCACTAAACTTAGATTCAGAGTTATCTATCACCATCCTTATAACCCCCCTTTTTCTTTCATTAGTCTTTAGAACATAGTTTTTTACTGCTCCAAAGGCATTTTCGGAGTCTCTGGGAGTCTTTATTTCAACGCCGTTTTCAAAATCGGGTAGCCCAACTTTACGCTTTATGCCATCCGTCATAACCCAGTAGTAGTCAATCTGAAAATGTGGTTCAATGCCTACGGCTGCAAGCCTATGGGCCGTTCTATCTTCCCACGGATTATCTATTGTTACTGAATGCTTGATTTTCGGTGTTTCATAAGTCACTTCAGGTGGAGTGCCAGTGTAAAGCCACTTAAAATCTCTTGTTTCACATTCAGCAATAATCGCAAAACGATTCTCCCACGTAGGCTCGAGTCCAAGCGTGTTAGCGCATTCAACCCAGCGAGCATACATCTCTTCTGGATTGTATCCATCAATGATGGTGTCTTCTGTTCCTGGAACAATGATGCAGTCACAGTGGAGATGAAACTTATGCCCAAGACCTCCCGCCTTTAATTCTGACGTGTAGTCAAAACCACGTGTTGACAGCATGAAGCACCATCCGCAGGTCTCTGTACCGGACGGGACTCTTGCCCAGCGAATATTCGAGCGAGCAACGTTTCTGTACATATTATTATTAGCTTCACGATGTACATAAAAACGAGTAAGCGTTGCGCAAGCGTCAATAAACTTCTGGTTGTTACCATCAATTAAGTCTTTTGCAAGGTAGTGAACTTTTTTCTCAACTAAACCATGCTCAATAGTTTGATGATAACGAAACCTTGCCTTAACGCCTTCTGCTTTTACTATCTCATCAAACAGCTCTCCTGCAATCTCTCCCGCTTGAGGAGAAAAGGCGTTGAGGGCTTGTTTTATTGACTTAATAGCCATGTTGCGAAGCTCTGCTACTGAAGAGTTAGGGTTAGCAGTTCTGAGTGCGTCGTAATAGTCAGACATAAATTCAGCCGCATCATTTGCGGCTGAATCAAGCTCTTTTCTATATTGCGAAATTCTATCCTTGCTTACCTGCATCAATTACACCGTCCAGTAAGTCTTGATTGTCAACTGGAGTCTTTGCAGCCTTTGCCGCAAAGCGTACTCTAAGAAGCTCTTGTGCTGACGCTCTTTCCCTGTCACTTTCAAGCCTTTGAACTTGGTCATCTGTAAAGCCTAGTTCCTCAAGAAGAATCTCAGAATTGACAATCCATGGAACAGCCTGAGCAATCTTGAGCATGGAATCAGCCTGGGAAACAATTGACGGCATTGCAGGATTGCGCCATTTAGCCGTGATATTAGGCTCTGTTGTAAGCACCTCGGCAAATGATATGTTTCTCTTAACTGCCAACGCCATAAGAGCAATATCTCGAAGAGCTTCACCGTTGTCAGCGTTGAGGTTTTGAGCATCAACAACCAAAGGCTCTTTTGCGGCGTAGATTGCTTCTGCTGAACTTGGGTTATCAGATACAATTCCGAGTTCTGATATTGGAACATTCGTCTCAGCAGAAAAACGAGCGGCAAGTGAGCGCATGTAGTCAATATGCGGCTGCATTGAACCCTGTTGCAGCTGGCCGAACGTTGGAGTATCGCCATCAGCGTCTTTTGAGACTGCAAAGATTGAACCAATATAGGCATCCCATTTTGAGAGCTTGTTGAGAGCATCTGGGTCAGCACCAACAAGATACTTTTGAGGTGCTGTCATAAACTCTGCTGCAACTTCAGCACGTACGCTTGAGCGCATTGCATCATCAGTCAGATCCATAACAGCTCGAGTGATGCGTGACTTACCGAATGGACGGTCAAGCGTTGCCTCGTAGACCAAAGGCTCCATGAGGCATCGGCCCATTCCATGCGGAATGTATTCAGCAACCCAGCGAGTCGAGTCGAGTGGTCTACGGATGCGGATAATATCGGTATCGGTAAAGACATTAATCCACGTTGGGGCATTTCTGTGATTCGGTCGATTGTCACGATCAACTACGACAATGCCAGCCTGAATACGATGTAACCGTTCATCCCAAAGAGCGGCGGCGGACACTGCAGAATATGCTGAGATAATAACCGCAGGCTCTCCCGCATCAACATTTCCAGCGGTAACAGTAAGAAACGCACAGGAATTTCTAAGTTGGCCTTTAACGGCCTTACGATAGCGTCGCTTGAGGGCATTTTCACGAACAATAGCCTGTAATTCCTTGGCAGTATCCTCATCCGTGCAAGTAAAACCATCGAACTGAGAACGGTCAGCAAGAGCGTCTACAGCCTTTGCTGGCCATGAAATAGCCTGTTCCAAGTTTCTTAAGCCGTCAGGTACCGAAATACCGAGCTGCTGAGGCTTTATATGCATGAGATAGTAGCCATCACGCAAACGATTACGTGCAAGGGTCTTTGAGTAAACTGCACAGAGATTTAAAACTGTCTGCCTATCTTCTTTTCTCAGTCCAGCCGCTGTTGCAATTGCAACAGGAATAATTCCAATTGTCACCAGACTACCTGCTTTCTAGCTGGGTTTCTTTTAGTGGTCCTAACTCCATAAAGTGCAAGCGCCGCAGACTCAGCAGCGGTACACGTTGCTTTTGGAGAATCTCCAAATCCAAAGCCACCGTTATTTCCAATTGCACGCCTGGACGAGCCTGTAACAGACTCGTCCAGTGCTGGAGAGGGGACGTGACATATGCTGTGTGCTCCAACTTCATCAACAAATCTTGAAGCTGCCGCTACAGCCTGTTTTGTATCGCAAAGAACAACGCCCCGCTTTGGAAAATGTAGCTCCTGCAAGCGTTCGGCCAGCTGAGTTGCGCCAGAACGGCCATCAATAACCACGCATGCAATGCGACTCTCACGTTCCTTGATCCATTGAGCGAGGTTTTGACCAGCACCATAAGCGTCTGCGATATCCACGAGCTCAACATAAGCTGTTGGGTTATCTTGCTGAGTTAGAGCTGCTGAAATTGCTACTTTCTTTCCATCGAGCGAATATTTGATTCCAAAAGCAAGAAGACCATCGTCATAAGGCTCTTCTGTTATGCACTCATTCCAGTCATTTGCATTGACGATATACTCAACTGAAGTATCGAGCGTTGACCACCAACCAAGACGCTCACGAGCAAATCCATCTTTTGTCATCTGATGCCATTCATTGAGTACTGCTCTTTCCGTAATGCGAGAGCCGAGAGCCGGATTAGTCTCATAAGCAAGGTCAAGTGCTTCTTCATCGCTGGTACCCTCTCTCGGAACAGATTCTGCGGCCCATTCAAGCCACCAAGCCTCGCCAGGACTGTCGGAATGAGCTGTATCGTGCATTCGTTTGAATACCGTTCCTCTACAGGTTGGGTCTGGCGGAGTTCCAATGTAAATGACTTGAGGAGAACCATCTTTAGATGCAGAAACAGTTGGCAAAATAGCATTTAACTGAGCGTCTGTAAGCTCCTGCGCCTCATCAATAATGATGAGCGAGCGTGTACCTCCTCGTGCCTTTGAGGTCGTGCGAGTCGAGAACTTAAGTCTTCCGATTGCGCGTTTGCCGCTTTTGTAATGTCCACAATCAAAGAGCAAGTACTGCTTTCCTGGCTGCCTATACGCCTTAAGAAGAAGTTCAGCTAAATCTGGATACGTCTCATCATCTGTAAAAAGGTTCACGATCATATCAAAAAACTCATCAACGGTATCAGCATTGTGGGCTGAATAGACAACGTCCATTCCACAAATCGCCGCACACCAAATACCGTAGAGTCGCGCGGCAAACGATTTACCATTTTGACGTGGCTTGGCTGCACCAATAGTTTCAGCCGCTGGCATACCTTTTGCGTCTTTAGCCATATAAAGTTCAAGCTCGTATTTTTGCGCATCATCAAGCTTAAACCCGTAATGAGAAAACATATTTATGCAAGCTTTTGCATCAGAATGATGATATTTTCCAATGCGTTCAAAGGTCGGCTTTTGATTTCCAACACGTTTTTTACGCCTTGGCATCACGAGACCTCTTTGAGATATGTCTTTCTGGCTCGTTTAGCAGGGCTCGGTTTTTTAGCTGCAAGTAACTTCTCTTTTTCCATTGCGTCGACTTCATCAACTACCTGGACGAATGTCTTTACAATGGCAGCAAAATCACGGCCAGACTCACAATCATCTAGCTTCTTTGCCATAGTTATCTGCAGTGCTTTATAGATGTCATACCGACTGCCTTCCCTGCAAATAGTGACTAGTTTCTTGGCCATTAATACCTCCTTTCAGGCTCACTTCACTGTGGAAAATTTGAGGGTTCGCTATATTCTGACTATGCCAAGGGGAGTCTTTTTGGGGCTGTGGGAGGGTATACCCCCCTACCACAGACGCGTTCTTACAATAGGTAGTGCATTACCCTTAAGCTCGTCCATCATTCGATTACCGCGCTTCTGATTGCATATACGGTGCGCCGCTTTGACATTCTCTGGGTCGCATGCGGCAGCTCGTCTTTGTTCAAGAGGCAGCCTTGAGACAGGTACGACCTCATCCATCTCAAAGCTCATCGGGTCACCAGCAGGAAGCGAGTAATCAATTGGCATACCGCAAATGTGACACGGTTCTTCTCGTGCAATCATCTGCTTTCGCAACTGATCTCTAGCGTATGAGCGCCTGATGTTGTAACTCATTTGCTCACCTGCCTAACAAAAAAGCGCCCTGGCTTATAACCAGAACGCTTATTAGTTCCTTTGTTGCGTAAATCGCTACCATACATAATATCACAAAACACCGCGCAAGAGTACGCAAGAGTATGCAGAACTTATTTTCTTGAGTTCTCCATATCTTTACGAATGAGTTCTTTGATGTAAGCATTTTGTTTCTCTTGCTTATTAACCCACTCATAAAGCTCATACTCACCAGGATAAAACCTAAGCTGTTTAATCTTTACTGAGCGCTTGATGTATGCAGCAGTAGCTTTCTTTTGAGCTTTACTTACTGCCATGCTGTCTCTTTTCAATTAAAGAGATTATTAACTGACCGACAATCGTACCAGCAACAATCGCTACAAGAAGACCAACAAAACTAATTGTAATCATCTTGACCTCCCTCTATACTAGATACACCTCTCGCAGGGGATTACTTTCGTAACCCCCTTTGAGACTGTCTAGGACTTCTTAAAATGCTTACCTGGCCTTTGAGAAGTCCTTTTTCTTTGCAAACTTTGAATAATAAAATGGCTTATTACGTTTGCTAAGACAGTAACAAGGAATGCTTCAAACAACTTACCTCCTTTCCCCTTGTTGCTATCTATTATTATAGTACATACTATATATATTGCAAGCATAATAGACAAAAAATATTATTTATTTTTCAAGAATTTTTCGATGTAATTCTCCTCATCAATTGTCTCAAAGACTTCACGTTCTAACTGTTGTAGCGTTCGCACAGGAGTAAGAAGTCTTTCAGAGACATCGCTCCAAGTAAGGCACTGAAGATAACGCCATTGAAGCAAGTCAGCATAAATGGAGTTACTCATTAGCTGGCATATGCCACCATCACCAAGCTGACTCACACCATAAAGCAGCGTATAAGCATCATTGATATAGTCATAATTGTCATTCATTCTTTTAGACAGTAGAGCTTCTAAATCTATGCGCTTGTCAACTTTTGCCATCGTATCTTGATTTGAGCCTTTACCCCCACCAGCTGAATATGATTGTGCCTTTGCCCCTTCTGTTTCTTGAAGGCTCATGATCTGTTGCAATGCTCTTGTATTCTCTCTTGATGCTTCTGCCACACCATGAAAGAACTCTGACGCGGTCAAACCACTGTAATCCATAATTCTCCAAACGTAGATACGTTTAGTTAGAGTAGTTATTCAAAATTGTATGATTTAGCTGGCTTGATAGAGAGTTTTCAACATTATGTATACAAGTTTTCTACAACTTATAAACAATATTGTATTGTTGAGCGGAATAATCTCTAATTTTTTATAGGAGGGTGCGCAACCGGTACGCTTGCGAGCCTTTCTCCGCCGCTTTGCGAAATTGCTTTGCGTGCAATTCGCAAGCTGCTTGCTTGCTATACCGTTACGTTTTTCGATAGAAAAGCGAAGCAAGTATAGCACATCAAAAATCTCATAATGAGCGTATCGAGCGTAACGAACTTTAATGAGCGCTACCAACAAAATCTACATAATTTTTAGCCTAGTTTTCTTAATTTAGGGGTCTCAGATGACTCCAAGACCCCTTTGCGAAGGCTCTACCTAACTAATAAATAATTTAATTATTCTTTAGAAGGGGATGTCAGAATCGTAAAGCTCTTCTTCTGGCGCTTGCGGTACCGTGAATGAAGGCTGGCCCTGATCTGTAGCAGTCGTTGTTTGAGTCCTGGATAGAAACTCAATCTCCCCTACAACAACCTCTAGTTTGCTGCGATGCTGTCCGTCCTTTGTTTCCCATGAGCTGTAATGTAGTTTTCCATCAATAGAAACCTTTGCACCCTTGGAAATAAAGCGTGAAAGAGCTTCAGCACGCTGTCCAAAAACAATGCAGTCAATGAAGTTGGGAACGTCTTGCCATTTGCCTGTTTGCGGATTCTTGCGGCGGTCATTAACGGCAACACCGAACGAAAGGATGTTTGTTCCTCCTGCTGTAGAGCGGAGCTCCGGGTCTCTCGTAAGGTTTCCAGAGATATTAACGTGATTAATTGACATATTGAACTCCTAAAAATACTTATCGATAATTTTTTCTACATCCATCACACGAGGTGAATACGAGTAATTAGACATTTCCCAAACAAGAAACTTATGAGGAAAACCTCTAATATCGTCACCATATAAGACTGACACCCAGTTACCACGAGATTTGAAATAAATGTGTTCAACACAAGCGTTGCTGCGGTCAGTCCACGTCTTCCCATAAAGCTCTAGAGCTTCACACAGTTCTTGACAGTACTTACTTCTCTCCATATCTGCCCAACACCTCCAAAATCTCTTCAGGTGTTTTAGCAGCTCCAGGACCGAACGCATAGTCATCTATCGAATAAATAATAGAAACCTCAAGCTTTAACGGGAATCCTGATGTGACACCATGTTCAACACCATCTGATGTGATGTAGTAAGAGCACATACAACAAAGCACTGAGCCATTATCTAGAGGAATCCAAGTCCGCTCAGTAGTAAATCCAGAATGGTCTTCCCAAGGAATATTTTGAGCATCAAGCAATCTGCGTAGATCCTTTGTGACTTTAGAAATAGCCATGCTAATATCTACCTTTCTTTAATTGTCTGATAATTACTTCTTATCTAGCATTCACTAAGGGATAAAAAGAATTTCCAAGTTGAACAAACGTTTTTTGTAGAAATCAACTTGATTAAAAATTGCTAATTGCAACAAATTGCAACAAGCATTTAAGGCAATGAACGATTAGAGTTCTCTTTGTTCAATGGTTCTCAGAGCGTCTCCAAACGCTTCTGCCGCTCCCCTGTCACGTCCAGGAAGCAAATGAGAATAGATTCTCAATGTCGTTGCTGGGTCAGCATGTCCAAGACGCTCTGACAAAGTCTTTAGGTCAACACCGCTTGCCAAACACCAAGACGCGTGAGTGTGTCTGAGCGAGTGAAACGTGATGCCTTGAGGTAGCTTGAGAGTGCGTCTCATACGTGTAAATGACCTCGAGACGCTCGTAGGTCGCATGTAAGAGCCATCAAGACTAATTAGAGGTGTAGAAGACTCTACAAAGGCAATATGAGCTTTCTGAAGCTTCATGTAGTCACTAATGAAGCTAATGTCCGAATCGGTAATGGCTATGTTTCTTGATCTCTTGCCCTTAGTGGACTCTCGTCTATATGGCTTCCTGTACGACTCTTCAATGACGGTACCAGATACGTGAATGTGCTTATAAAGCATATTTACATCACTGTATCTAATCGCACAGACCTCACCGCAGCGCATTCCCGTGACTAACGAAAGCCATGCAGCAAATGCGCAAACAACACGTGAGTTAAACTCATTCTCTTGAATGGCTGTAGTAATCCTGGAATTGATAAGAGTACTAATCCCAGCAAAACCCCATTCTTCAATGGAGACGGCTTCATGTACTTCCCTGGACGGCTTGGCCACGTTAATAAGCGGGTTATAGTCGCATATTCCAGCAGAAACAAAGTAATTGTAAGCACCTCTCAAAAACTGATGCAGGTTAATTACACTGTTTCGAGACAAACCCTTCTTCAATAGATCCTGTTCAAAAGAGGTAAGTAAAGAGGACGTAACACTCCTTACGTCCTCTTTGCCAAGTCTTCCATTGATGTGGTTTCTAATAAAGCCTTCATGCTGCCTTGTAGTGTTAGGGCTCGCGCCATTCCTGCGCTTAATTGACACATATTCAAGAAGTAAATCCGTAAGTTGAGTGCTTTTAACTTTACCGTCAGATGTAATGTGAGAAGCCCACATACTGGCTAATTCTTCAGCTTCTTTCTGCGTTTTAGCTGCAGGAAAACTTGCATAAGGCTGAATGATTTTGCCGTTGAGATTCCTTCCCAAGTAAAGTCGACAGCACCAAATACCGTTCGAATTAAGTCGAACTTTTATCGAGCGATTCATTAGTAACGCTCCATGTAGCAGCCTTTGAAGCGTCTCCACTCAAGAATCAAGCCAATTGCATTCGCTTTTCTTGAGCCGTCGTATCCAAGAGTGATACCTTCGTCCTTTGCGACTGCCTTGATCTCTTTCATCGTCATTTTCTCGAGACGCTCTCTGTCTTCTGCTTCTTTAGGGTTCATTAGTCTCTCCTTAGTTGCATGCTCATTACCAGCGCAACTACAAT